TTCAATCAACTCCAGAAGGAAATTTTCTAACCGACCTCGCTGAGCCGCTGTATAACAGCTATAAGCTTCGGCCAATTGTTCATCAGTTGGCACCTGTGCTATTTCAGCGATGCGGCCATTCAATAAATCCTTAACTGCTGTTCCAAATACCTTGGGACTATTAGCACCCTGTAGATACTTAAATAAGTTAAAATCAGTCTTACGACAATCATTTAATATGAAGTTATCAATCTCACCTTCGAGCTCACCCAAGAACTCTGATTGCTTGGCAGCTAATGCATCCTGTATGTTTGGTCGCTTGGGTGCAGTATCCTGCACTGGTTCAGGTGTAGCTTTTACACTGTGTTTTAACATCTCAGCCACAGTCTCTGTGAGTTTAGTAGCGTCTCGGGGACTTAGTTTAGCTCCATGTTCAGCCAGCCGAGCCAACCAACCATATACTGCTCTCATATAAAAGTCTGGAACAGCGTCAAAAGCCTTGACATCATTAGGCTGATGCTTTTTAATCCAGCTTCGCAAATAGGTTCTAGAAGTCTTGAGATCCTTTTCATAGTTATACCAGTTAAAGGCTCGCATCAGTGTAACCGTATAACCAGGTTTGGTATGATCAATCTCCGTGGCTTGGGGTTCTTTACCATGAGCCATTTTCTGCATCATTTCTTCGATGCGTTTATTTGAAAATATATCTGCCATTATCGTTTCCGTTTAACACGAGCCTCGTTAATTAATACTTCTTGTATTCTATTTTCTTCTTGCAATTTTGTCAAGCTTTTTTGAGCCAGATCTAATCTAACATTGAGTTCACGATCTTCTTCCTGCAGTCTATACAGCTGTTCCTGTAACACATTGATTCTGCTAGTAAAGGCTGTTATCTCTGTGTCATAGGCTCGCAGCTGAGCCAAACTGGCCACGCCAATATACGCACCCAACAAGGTCAGAATTACAAGTACTGCTATGGTTAATTTATTGAACATTGGTCAGCCTATCCAATCTAAATGATCTCCAGGCGCCTTTATCTGTATCCCAGACCACCAGGGTTTCAGGTACTGCAGTAGAATCTTTGGTTTCCTTATGTTCAACCAGAGGCACAATGCCTGACTGTAGGGTGCAGTTCATGTTACGAACCGAACCATCGGCCTTGGTAAATGTAACACTGACTACACGAGTGTTTAATTCAGTTAATAGATTACCAACAAATTCCTGATCAATGTGCATTGCTTTCTCCATGAAGTTTTATGAGGTGCTTGTAGATTTTTACGTAATAGGCAAACCGACGCGGTTCGTGGTCGGGGTTTGGTAGATTTTCTCCAAAGGCCTGAACCAGGTTATTCCAATGAAATTCTGCTTGTTCATCCGACACGTTTGCAGGCCCCGGTTACATGTTTATGATCATAGTATCGACCATAGAATATCATGGCCTTGTGTAGCTCAATCTGACAGGTTTGAATCGAATCAAATTCAGCCTCTTTAATGGCCTGCTGACCCAGCCCTGGAAATGTTAAATAGATTAATAATAGGAATTTCATACCAAGCAGTATATAGAATACCGTACTAGTTGTCAAGCAATTTAGGTGGGGTTCCTACGTGACTACGATGTATTCTGCATTGAATGATGCCATTGTACCACTGAGCAGGATTTTCAAGTACCCTGCGATGAAATTGTTCTCGAGCTTCTAGATAGCTAAGCTGACCTTTGCTGTCGGCAAAATATAATATTTCGCGTGTAAATTTGTCTGCGCCTAGATCAGCGACATCGGCCTGAACCTCGGGGCTACTGCTCCAATAGGTTTGCCAATCACTATCTGTCTTGCTGCGAATCTTTTTGCGTTTCTTCACACCATTTTTCTGTGTGACCATTTTGTATTTAACACGGCTAAACTTGCTGAGCTTTTTGCCTATGTATTGACGACCGTTCTGTAGATTGGTTATTAAATAGATAAACCCAATTTTGTCTTCGGGTAGTTCAGTAATTTCTGCCGAGTTGAAATACCACATTACTCTTCTTCTTGATCGAAATGCTCGTCGTCTAACTCACAGCCGCAAAACGGGCAGTAGTTTATGGGATAGTATGCCTCATCCATGTCGTGGCGTATCTTAAAGACCGCGTCACAGTTGTTGCATTCGTAGTGTAATAGTGCCATGTTTTCCTTAGTGTGGGCAACCACCGCAGTTAGGGTTGCTGCTGGGATCATTGACTGCTATCCAACGCGGTGGTTGGGCTGGACAACTAGCACTTTTTATCAGTGTCTTGGCCGGCATAAAGCAGTTACATAATCCACAGGTTTTTAATATAGGACCGAAATGCTGGCAACCACGGCAAATATTCATGCGGGCCTCGGCCAGAGTCATTACCAGATCCAGTTGTCTTTGTGATACTGAACTATGCCAGGTATTTCAGCATAAAAGTCTCGTTTACTTTCAAAACCTAGATTTTTTAATTTCTTACCGTCAATGCTGTAGCGGAGATCAGCTCCGGGTCTTTCATAATTGGTATTTATGTAGTCCTGCACGTTGGCATCGGCTCCATGGAATTCTCGAACTACAGCTTCTACAACTTCCAGGTTGCTGATTTCAAAGTTGCCTGGAATGTTATAAATCTCATCCACAGTACCGGAATTTATGATGTGTATGACAGCATCCGCAGTATCTTCTACATGCAACCAGGTACGACGCGGAGTGCCACCCAGATGAAGTGGAACCTTACGACCTAACTGCAGGAACTTAACTGCCTTGGGTATGAGTTTTTCTACATACTGGCCAGCACCATAGTTATTGGTTGGGCGAACTATGACATAGGGAACAGCATGTGTGCGAGCCCAGGCCAGTATTAATTGGTCGGCTGCGGCCTTGGTGGCTGAATACGGATTGCTTGGATGTAATAAATGATCCTCACTAAAGCTACCATCGGTAATGTCGCCATATACTTCGTCAGTGCTGAAGTGCAGGAATATGGGCATGCCATAGCGACCCTTGGCTGTAATTAATTTTAACAGATGATGTACGCCATTGATGTTTGATTTGAGGAATACATCTGATCCATCAATGCTGTTGTCTACATGAGTCTCTGCAGCGCAGTTGATGACATAATCACAATCAACCAATCTATCCAGCTCATTTATGTCCTTGTACATGTAATCATACTGTACATTGTTTTGTTCGGCTATTTGTTTTAATTCATCATCGCGTTCTGGTGTAGCTGCATAGGTCATTTTATCTACGCCTATGACGTGCCAACCAGCTTCAAGACAGGCCTTGGCTACATAAAATCCTATGAATCCCAGATGCCCTGTTACATAGACAATCTTTTTATTTTTAGTTTCTACACGAGGTTGTGAGGTAAATCCTATGCTCATAGTATGTTCAATCCTGATAATAATTTTCCAGATCCTGTATAATCAAATTCAGAATCCAGAGTGTTTAAAATATTCAACTTCATGTTGATGCCATTATCATCTATATATCTTGTTATTACTTCACTGACCTTGTACTTGGTATCATACACCATGTTCATGTCACTGGGTAAAGTAATTTTACTTTCCACAAAATGTCTGACTATGCGAGCCAGGTCATCTTCGGTTATGTAATCCATGTATTTGTCGTCATGTATGTTAAACTCAGTCTCACCTGCATCAACTGCATCCCAGAGACGTTTGAATACTCGGGTATTGGCTATGAGGCCAAACAAGCGTAGATTATACCAGCCAGGTACTGTTAATACATCTCGGGCTATGAGATTCTTGCTTAGACCATAGGCACTGGCAGGATACTGATCAAACAACTCCCATTCGGCTCGTTCAGGACCATAACCCAATTCACAACCAGATGCAATGTTTATGAGTCTGTAAAATCTATGCTGATGCTCACGCAGGTTGTCCCACATGGTCAGATTACGCTGAGCTATGAGACTATTACTATTATTGGTGTCATTGGTTCCAACTGCTGCACAATGTATGACACAATCAAAATGTTTATCTAAGAAAAATTTATTTGTAGCATCTCGATCCAAAAGGTCTAGCTCAGCTGACCCTTGCAGTGCAGTTACAGTATGCCAGGGGGCTAGATGTAGATTTAGTAATTGACCAACAGTTCCGTTGGCACCTGTTAAGAGAATTTTATTTGCCATAGTCTGGAAATTCAACTAATATGGTACTGCCGCTTCGTTCATAGGCATACTTATAGGCTGGTAGGATGTCATCTGAATGTTTTAATTCAACAACGTTGACATGTTTGAACATGCTGCGGAAAGCCTCAGCAAAGTTACCCTTGTGCTGTTCCTGTGGATCAACTGGAATCTCTGTACCAACTGCTACTCGAATTATAACCTTGGGATCTACCTTGCCTGAACTCATGCTGTGTAGTTTGTCCAGGTGATTTACCAGCTGATCGGCCGCACATAGCAGAAAGTTCCAGCGTGGATAAATGGCAACAGGAATAAATCCATTCAGTGCTAGTCCTGTACAGTAACCCATCTGAAAGTTTTCGGCTACAGGAAATTCTAACTTTTGTTCGTCTGCTACATCAATAAGACTATTAAACATGCCTGTACCAGCATAACGAACTGCCTGACCAACAAATAATGTATGAGGCTGTTCACCCAACCAATTCATGGCCTTGATTAATTCTTCATTGTATTTGCGATTACGATCCATTAGAATTGCACCCTTACTCCAGCACCAGCGTGTGGATATTTAGTATTTTTATATTTGTAATAGACCAGATTAGGAGCAGTCCAAAACCCATTGGTGTCTAATTGAGCACGGTTCAGATACCATTTTTGTCTATTGCCCCAGACTTCATGAGTAGGGGTTTCTACACTTAGCTCATTGTCTTCTACGACAAAGGTTATGGGTAGCTCCTGTGCGCGTGCGTATTTTAATGCCTCGGCAAATGCTCCAGTTTCAGCACTCATGTCACCTAACCAACACCAGACCCATTCGCCATTGTTTTTCATTTTGTTAGCAGCGGCAATGCCCGTGGCAATGCTGGGTATGCCACC